GACGGCTTGACCTTCTCCACCTTGTTGTCCTCCTAGTGCTGGGTTTTTACTTGGGTCCATCATTGGTGATCCCATCGCAGCTTGCTGTAGATCAGCTTGCTGTTGCTGTTGTACAGCAGCTTGTTGTTCACCTTGTACCTCTTGCATACTTCTTACAAGGTTAAGTATATCTATACCTTGTGCAGCAGCTAGACGTTTGATAACTTCCTCAGGGTTTATGTATTGCTGAGTAGCTTCTGGTCCCATGGTTTGTGAGATAGTTGTAAGGAATTGACCAAGACTCTCACGGTCTTGTCCTCTGCCTAGTGCATTAACACCTGCGACAATGGTAGGATTAACAATACCCTTAGGTATCTTAGGTATCTCACCAGTCTTTTGGAATACACTGAGCTTTCTATTTAGATATGGTACTAAGAACTCAGTAGTAAGTACACTAAATAGTCCACCTAACTGTTGCTCTAGTTCCATCTGTGTCATCCTAACTTCCTCTGCTGTAGTACGTTCTGATTGACGTACTGATAGTATAAGGAATGCTTCAGACAATCTCTTCTCTAGGGTTTGCATCATCTGATATGCCGTAGCAAAATCAGCTTGCTTACCTACTTGTACTACACCTATGTCATCTGGTCTGCCTTGTACGATAGCACCGTTACCTGCAGCTGCGAGAGTCTGAGGTTTAGTTGTACTGGAAGGTGATACTACAAAGACAACCTTAGCTGCCGCTGCACTACCTTCAGTAATTGCTTGTGACAGAGCTTCAAGTGACTTAAGGTCACCCATGAATTCTTCTACTCTACCACGTCCATAAGGTTCACCATCTACTGTGTTAAATCGTAGAGGTAACCATGGTGTTGTTTCAACTGGTGCTTTACTTACTGACTTAGGTATAATTTTATCATTAACTTCCTGATGCCAGAGGAATCTGTTGTTATCACGACGGACATGTGTGTACACATCTACGTTATCACTGTGTTCAGACTCGTCTTGTACAGTTAAGTCGTCTTCAAAATCTGGTAATAATTTTTTGCTAATTTTTTCCTTGGTGACAATTTCAATTACATTGCCATTCCCATCACGCTCTATAACATAACGATGTAGAGGGAAGATTTTTAAACCATCCTTACCCATAAAGACTAACGCATTGCCTGATACTACCAAGTGTTTAAGAGCTTGGTGTATAACAACACGGTCATCTGATGCTGCAATAGAATCCATTATGGTATTCTCTATCTTAGCAAAGGATAAATCTAATTCAGATTTCATGTTGGGATCAACTTGTCCTAGCATTGCATCGTTAATCTGTAGCTTAAAGAAGCTAGTGTTAACAGGTACTAATGCTAGTTGTAGCTTAGCTGCTAGAGTTACTACTCCTTTAGCTCCAACTGATTGCCATGGTGTGCTTAAGTTTTTAGCACCACGCATGAACTCCTCTTCACCACGAATTAGATAGGGGATAGTTAGCTTGGCTGCCTCTTCCGCTATGCTTAGAAACTGAGAACGTTCTGATGCTAAACTGTCATATCTTGTTTTAGCTGACATTATATATTAAGGGATTTAGTTTGCTGTTCTCTGCCTAATTGTTTTGTACCTCTAATGGTACCCATTCTAGATGCTTTTGATCTCTTTATCCTTACACCTTTAGCACTTGTACCTGTAAACCTTTGGGCTACAGTAGGTGCTGCTAGTGTTGTAGGTGTTTGTTTCTTACCTTGTTCTATATTAAATTCTGTTTTAGCGTCTTTGTATGGAGTTGAACTAAATGTATCTGCTTTAAGATCGGGCATGTATTCTATATCAGTTCTATCCACTGGTAACTTACCGGGGATACCGGGTTTTGTAGGGATAGTAGGTTGGAAATCAGGTTGTTTAGTATAAGTTGTATCTGCATCTGGTGTGTTACCAAACCATTTGTCTGCATGTTTCCTTAAATCATCTGATGAACCATGTTGACCCGGAAATTTTTGTTTCTCATGTGTGAGAGCACCCCAAGTAGACTTAGCTAAACGAGCACGAATTTCATCAGGTGTTTCTCCGCTATCTATGGTAGCTTGTATCTCATCTAAGCTTGCAAACCTACCCATGCCTGTTGGTTGTGCGTTAGGACCACCGGGATATTTTTCTTCATCCCAATCATCACTATCGTACTGATTATGAGCATCCATACGATCACCTCTATCATAAATTATTTTTTTAACATCATCTATAGTTTTAGTACCAGCTCTAACTTCTTCTATCCAGTCAATTACTTCATTAGTCGCCATGTCAGTAAACAATTTACCGCTACCTAGATTTGGCATAGTATTACGTTGAGCTTGACTAGATGCTTGACCTAAGTGTTGCCAACCTGCGTCTCGTATAACAGTTTCAGTTTGTGCGTTCTCACCTCTAACTGCTATAGTATCCTTAACTAATTGTGATGCATCAAATGCATTATGATCTTCACCTGCAGCACTCTTATGCATCATCCAATAGTTTAAACCACCAGCATCAGCATCTCTACCATACTCATCGGAGTATGTAGATCTTATGTTTGCCTCTTCAGATCTACCAAATTCAGTAGCAATAGATTCTATCGTATGTTTACCACTAGCTAACTGAGCTTCCCAGTATGCTTTACCTGTTGCATCGGCATCTCTACCAAAACCTTTTTTATATAGATCGTCAATTGTTGTGGAAGATGTAACACCTTTACTTAAAAATGTACGGCCCATAGTATCGTCAGTATCTGCACCCCACTTGTTACCACGATCTACATTAGATGTAGTGTGTTGAGCTGCAGATTGGAAAGCATCTCTAGTAGCATTATCTGATCCACTAGCAGCGTTAGTCATTTGGGTTTGATAAAACTTACCAACATCACTTGTTGGATCTAAGATCTGTGCTCTTGTTACACCTTTCTGTTCTAGTAAACCAATGATGTTTTCTCTTACAGCTGTTACAGCTTTAGTCTTTGCATCTCCTGAGAGTTGACTAATGTCTACAAAACTACCTGTGTTAGTAGAGTCATAACCATCATACCAACCGTTGGCTCCAGCCCATGTTTTACTCCAGTCTGTTGTCATTTAACTGTCCCCGTTTGTTTCCAATTTTTAATATTATCAGGTAAACGTGCAGTCATTTTCCTAATACTCAGTGTAGGTTTAGCTATATCAGGTGGTTCTTGCATCATACTGTCAGTAATCTCATCTTCATAACCAAAGGTAGGACTATAATAATGACCTGCATCAACATCCTCTTTAGTCTTATCACCTGTAATAGTCATACGAGTAGGTGGTGGTGGTGCTGAATAAGTAGTTTCTGATCTAAGCTCACCTGTTAAAGGATGGTACCTTGACATCGTACCAGTTTCTTCATCAAACTTTTGGAATGGTTTATACTTTCTAATCATTACCTGTTGGTTATGCTGGAACCCACGTGTGTTCCTACCTTCAGGGTAACGTTGGTTATGTATTTTACCTTGTGCTATCTGTTTAGCTTTGTCAGCTTCCCATTCTTTTTCAGCCCATGCACCATCCTTACCTTCTTCTGCTGCTTTTGTGTAATGTTTTTGAACCCAACTTTGTATTTCTTTATTCGCAGCTCTTACTTGTTTAGCATTATCATAGTCAGCACCAGAACCCATGAACATATCATAATCTTTTTCTAAGACTTCATCAATAGCTGCACGATATAATTCATCATGAGTATAATCAGCCCAGTCCATTGGGTACTGTCTACGGTGAATTAACGTTTGTGTTTTTCCATCTTTCTGTACCTGACCGATTATTTCACCACGTTCTTTGTTTTTATATTTATCTATACCTGCTTTAATTATTTCAGCAGGTGTTTTATCAGTATAAACTTTTACAAGATTACCACCTGTTAAGTTATGAAACTTCTCTTGAGTACTCCAAGTCTTTGCAGTATCATAAGTAATACCTCGTTCAATATCTAGACCCCAAGCTTCATCTTGTAAAGCTAATTGTCCACCTTTATCATACCAAGTATCGTATTGTTGTAAGACATCAAAGCGTTCGCCTTCTGTCATACCTTTCCAAGCATCTGTACGGAAAGCATACTTACCTGCGTGTCTCCAATCTAAACCAGCCTTGGTTAGATCCATTCTTAGATCTGCTTTCTCTTGTTCAGTAGATGTGGACCAAGTTAAATCTTCACTTGGAACCCATCTTCCTTTGTTATCATAAGCCATCTGTCCTTACCTCTTCCATTCTATGGACAATCCACTCAACCACAGAGCGTTGTCCAGATCTGTACATAATTTTTTGCATTGAATCCTCTGGGTTTGGTGT